TGCACACTTTGTTGCAGACAATAATTGGGTTGGCGATATGCTTGGCAATGAACAAGTATATCGTGATTGGCAAAAAAGAACAGAGTCCCTGGGATATAACTTTCAACTAGATCTTGATAAAGTGAACGTTGATAGTTTTGATCAGCTGTTTGAAATCGGCAACCAATATCCAAAGGTTGTTGAATCCTACCTTTCTGGCGATATAAATATAGAGTCGGTGGTTATTCTAAATAAGTTAACTAACTTTATGGGTAGGGCGGACAAGAAGGTTTCGGATCCTATACTGTGGCCAGATGTGTCACGCAAGATCCGGAAATATAGCTTGCTAATGAATGTAAATGTCGAAAAAATGAAAAAAATCGTATTTAAAGTGTTTACATCCTAGGCGATATGTGTTATAATAGTACATATCAAATCATACAAACATACACTGTAATATAAGGAATACAATATGTCTTTTGCAAATCTAAAACGAAATCGTGCTGATATCGCGTCTCTAACCAAAGCAGCGGAAGCTGTCGGCGGTGGTCAAAAAGCTTCATATGCTGATGATCGCTTCTGGAAACCAACAGTAGATAAAGCTGGTAACGGTTATGCTGTTATTCGTTTTCTACCTGCTCCTGAAGGTGAAGAACTCCCATGGGTTCGTTACTGGGATCACGGTTTTAAAGGACCAACTGGTCAATGGTACATCGAAAACTCTTTGACTACTATTGGTAAAGATGATCCTGTGTCTGAAATGAACAGCGTTCTATGGAACTCTGGTCGTGATGAAGATAAAGAGATTGCTCGTAATCGTAAGCGTCGCTTGCACTACGTGTCTAATATCATGATCGTATCTGATCCATCTAATCCTTCGAATGATGGCAAGACTTTCTTGTACACATTCGGTAAGAAGATCTTTGATAAGATTATGGATGTAATGCAGCCACAATTCCAAGATGAAACTCCGGTTAATCCGTATGACTTCTGGGAAGGCGCTGACTTCAAACTTAAGATTCAACAGGTTGCTGGTTATCGCAACTATGATAAGTCTGAGTTTGCTGCTCAAAAAGCATTGTCTGAAGATGATACTAAACTTGAGTCTGTCTACAATACTCTGTACAGCTTGTCAGAGATCGTTGATCCTAAGAACTTCAAAACCTATGAAGAACTTAAAGCTAAATTGAATCGTGTACTTGGTGAAGAAGGTGCCGTCATGACTACAGCTGAGTCTGTATCTCTTGATGAAACTGTATCTGCTCCAATGCATCGTGAAGTTGCAGAGCCTGCTCCGCAACAACCTAGCTTTGCACCACAAGTTGCAGACGCAGTAGATGATGATGACTCATTATCATACTTTAACAAACTTGCTGCTGGTTAAATTACTAACCATCACCAACGAAAAAGGGGAGCTTAATTGCTCCCCTTTTTTTAATTTAAATCGTAATAAGCTTCCGGAGTTAATCTTTGAATATTTGGTGGGCCGAATCTTTCAAACATTTTTGAGCGTCCACCTTTTGGATTTATATAGGTATTCGAATTAGTAACAGTTGTGGATTGGTCTGTAGAACCATTACCAGTTATAACAGTACTACCAATTGAACCGTCGGCAATTGCTTTATCAGCCATTATTTGGGCCTCGCTTATCGCAACGCTTGTTGCTGCTGCTTGCTTTTTTATTTGTTTGACTGTTAATGGATTAGTACCTTTGCCGCCACTTAAAACATAGTTAATTTTTGATATTGCAGTAGTTAATTCGTCTAACCTTAGATCTGGGTTAAGAAGTCCACCTTTACCTTCAGGACCAAAACTTGTTTTACCTGTTGGTAACCAGCTTACGTCTATCGCTCCTCCGGTGGCTAATGCCGTAAGAAATGGTATAGCTTCTGCTAAATTTAGAGCTAAGTCTTTAAAATCTAATTGTACCTTTGATATTCTAATATTTGCAAATGTATCTAAAGCTTCAGATATTTTTACTAATGCATTGGCGCCTTTTGTTAGCTGATCGGCCTCTTTAGATACTTGCATGATTTGGTCAAATGGTTTGTCTGCACCAAATAGCGATAAAATTGATGAAGCTGCATTAGATAATGTACCAATAAAACTACCGACACCAAAGGCCGTTAAACCTAAGGCTATTTTGGCAAGGCCTTTTGCGAATAACCCAGCTTTGCTGTTTTCACCATCGCCATCTAAGCCTAGGTCGGTAATACTTAAAAGCTTCTTAACATTACTTTTTACCGTGCCGGCCCAATCTTCTTGGCCAGTGAACTTAGCAAGAGACTCTGATACTCCAACTACAGTTGAGCCAAATCCAAATGCAGCAAGTCCTGCACCTATACCAGTCATTATACCAAGGAATGTTCCAGCCTCGCCAAAGGCTGCAGCTTTTCCTCCTAATGAATCTTCAATACCCATAAGGGTAGTTATGTTATCTTTAACCTTTTGGGCCCAGTCTTCTTGTCCAGTAAACTTAGCAAGGGATTCTGATGTTGTGACGACTGCTGAACCAAATCCAAATGCAACTAAACCAGCGCTTATGCCTGTCATCGCTAATAAGAACCTTGCGCTTTTCCCTATAAAACTAGATCCCTTTTCACCTGAAACTTCTTCTTCAATAGACATTAAAGTTACAACAGAATCTTTAATCCGTTGAGACCATCCCTCAGTTGAGATGAAATCTGCAGCAGTTGCAGCGGCTGTTCCTGCACCAAATACACCGAGGCCTAATCCTATACCGGTCATTGCTAGTAAGAACGATCCACCTTTGGCTATAAAGGCCAAATCAGCTAATGATCCTTCTCCAGCGACTTCTTTACTGATACTCATTAGAATTTTAACGTTGTCTTTAATAGATTGTGCGTATGTTGAGCCTTCAGTAAAATATTCAATTGCTGAAGCAAATCCAGCACCTAAAGAGAATGCTATTAGACCTGCACCAATTCCAGTCATTGCAATTGCAAAGGCTCCACCTTTTTTCGCAAAAGCCCAATCGCCTTCGTCTTTAAAACTATCACCGATCGATATTAATGTTACGACTTTTTTCTTTATTGCTTCGGCATCCATCTCACCTATTTCATTTAGTAAGTATCCACCGCCGGCGGCCATAATACCAATACCAGCCGCAAGAGCTCCACCGCCAACACCGATGCCTGCTAGCATTCCGCCAGCCAATCCAGCTAGTAATCCGCCTTTGCCGCCTTTGGATTTGCTCACCACAGGATCTGTGCCGCCTGATCCGCCTCCGCCCTTCAGGCCACTTAATATTTCTAGTTGTTTTTCTGCATTGCGCCTATCTTCGCGCCGATCTTCTTTATCATCTAAAGTTGCCTTTTGTTCATCAAGCAGAATCTGCTTAAGGCTTTTAATAGAATGCGTGCCAGAATTACGACTTAAGTCTCCTTCTGCTCGTAGTCTTTTTACCACATCTGCTAAAGTTATATCGGCCATTTGTTTACCTTTTTCTACTTCGTTCTTCTACTTCTTTTAAATGATCAACTAGCATGGCAACGTAAATCTCCCTTTCCCAAGGTAACATCATATCTAATTCGTTTAAGCTATACTTATGATGTTGAATCATATTAAAATTTGTCTTATAATAATTGACCAGGTTGTTATGAGAAAGGGCTATCCGAAAAAATTTGCCATACCTTTCAAATCATGATCATGCGAATGATTACATTCCTCACAATCAAACTTCACGTTAATATACGCTTGAGGCATATCACTAATGAACTGTTGGATCTTCTTAAATTGTACAGTATTTAAACTATCAACAAAATCGTGAAGTTCCTGCTTAGTGTGTTCATTTGCTTGAAATAGATCTTCCCCTTGGTATATGCTTTCAATGCTTGATATAATAACATTAAAAATAGCATCAACGTCGCTATCTGTTTCAATTGATTGTAGTTCTTTATAATCCTTCATAGAAGGAAATTTCATAACAATTCCAGTACCTTCAGCTAAATCAATTTTCGTATCTGGTTTTTCTGTAACTTGTACTGCATCAATTTCTACTACAACTTTATTTTCATGCGAACATTTTTCACACTTAATACCTACTTCTGAAGTTTCACCTACAGATTTAGATCTAAGTTTCGAAAAGATATATTCGGTATCAAATCGTGTCATTTTATCTGTGTTACAAGACTCGTCAGTGCATGCACTAATAATATCAAGTAAAGCAATTTCAATTTGTTTTATATCTTCTGATTCCATCGCAATCATAAGAATTTTTTCTTCACGTACTAAGTACGGTCTATAAGTAATCTCTTTACCTGTTGATGGGATATTGAGATTATATTTTGGTGTATTTAGCTTAGGTAAAGCCATTTCACATCACTCCTAAAATAATTTAAAAACTCTTGCCAATATTTCTTACAAGATTAACAGAGTTACTTATAAGATCTGTTGCACGGCCTGCCAGGTTTGAAAAGCCGTCTAGTGTTCCAACTTCTTCCCAATCTTCATAAGACAGCTGAATGCTGCAACGAAGTGTTTGATTCTCTGCTGTGTTAGAAAGTTCTATTGCAGATAGCGTTGTTGGAAACGCATTTTTTAATTTAATTGTTTTTACTGGAATGTAGTCGGTATTTCCCATAACCTGAATAAGAACTTCTGATCCTATATCATTTAAAAACGATACTGCTCTATTTCCAGATGGATTAATTATTAATTGTTGCCAGGTATTAAAAAAGTTCCAAATGTACATATCATTTGTAAGATGAAAAACTAAACTAACATCTTCATTAAGGTATCCATTCGGTTTCTTTACAGCTTTTATATCTACAAAATGTTCTTGAGTTGTAATCTGTCTGCCTGGAATAGTTACTGATTCACATAGCAAATACATATCTCGTGGATCTTCAATAAAGCTTCCTAGAGATAAACTGCCACCACTAATTACTGAGCGGGCTGCATTGCCAAGGATACCTTCAACGTCTGTATTAAGTAGTGATGGCTTCTTACCTGGATGGGTAACGTACAAAGCAAATCTATTGCCTTTTGCCAATCCACCTCTACGGCCTATAGTGGCCTTTAATGTGTCTATACCTGCTGGTAATGCCATTTATATCATCCTCTTCGATGCGCCCCAAACATGGGTCTTGTTCTTGCCACGGAACTGTTCGGTTGGAAGGAATATAGCAATATCCCACTCAGGCGGTTCAACTTTAACAACATTGCCTTCAATACCTTTTGTTAAGTAACGTTTAAAACATGGTTGAAATTCACGATACTTAGCAACTGATTTTAATAATTGATAGCTAATTCCAAGTTTAGTATTATCATCAAACCTTTTATTATTTGCAGTATCCATAAGTTTGTCAAGGAATTTTGCTCGTAACATTGGTGAGAGATAATGTAAATTTAAGCCATAGAAACCATCTCTAGTAGGCTCAACCATAAGGGTAAGAGGGAAAGCGTCATAGTATGGAAGTGTTTTACGATGTTTAGGATCGTAAAAATACATGTACATGTCACCAGGCTCAGGCCTCTTCTGACTTTTGAGCGCGGGATCTCTTAATAGAGCCCGTCGATTCGTCCCACCTAATTCCTTGGTTTTACCCCGGAACCAGCGACGAGCTTCGACAGATCTAGCACGCAGACCTTTACGGTATGCTTCGATCTCTAATTTGTGAAACAATGAATTTTCCATACTACTATTTATACCTTATTTCAGGATCTTTATGCCCATAGATTTAAGAACATCTTCATGCCATATAACAAAATGCCATCCACGATTATCACAAAATTCTTCTGCTGCCTTCCATTTAGATTGATTCTTAATATATGTCAATGCTTCTGTAATAGCTCTACGCGATCTACGTGTAACTTTAGGAGGCATAGTTTCTTTTCTAGGTTTGATCTCTACAAGATATGTTGCACCGTTCTTATCCTTGTAATATACATCGACAAAGTATCTGTGCATACGTTTATCTGTATCGCATCTATAAGGTATTACTACTTCTTCTGAGTTCCATTCAACAATATCAGGGTTTGCATCGATCCATCTGAACGTATTTCTTTCCCATAAGGATCTATAAATAACTTTATCAGGATCTCCCTTGTATTTTTGTCGGTTTTTAGGGCGATATTTCCCTTTGTAGGTCATTCTGGGCATATAAATAGTCCTGTAGTATTTCTAAACTGTATGGAGCTATTTATAATGCCGCCACGTAATCGTAACAATAAGCAACTGGCCATGCGGCCGTTAAGGTACCCTATTGAAATAGCTGATAAAGGTACTCCCTTTATATTATTCACCGCACACAAAGCCTTATATAAAAAAGGTGCAACTGTGGTTCAAAAGGTCGATAATAAATCGTGCGCTTTATATATGCCTCCCGGATTCCAGGTAGCAGACATCATGAGATATGAAGGTGCTGCACCCGGATTTTTAGGTAAAATATTAGAGCAAGGCGTTGACGCCTTGGGTGGTGGCGGACCTGCAGGTCAAGGAGGAGGCATTGGTGACTATAGTATGGAAGATATTAAAGATGTTGCGTCTACATTCGCTGGGACAGCAGCTCAAGGTGTGGTTGGCTTAGCTTCAGCTAAAATTGGTGGAATGGCCGCAGGTATTCTTGGTGCAGTAGGATCTAACTCTATTGGTGCTTCAATAGATGCTATCCGAGCTAAAAAACAGCAAACAGGATTAAACCCACAAGAGTTTATGTTTTTTAAAGCTCCTAACGCAAGACAATTCGGATTTACATTTAATTTCTTACCTAGGTCTGAGGCCGAATCAGATGCGGTTATTAACATTATAAAATATTTTAGAACACGCATGTATCCTACAGTTGCAGCAAACGATTTAATGTATAAATTTCCAGAAGTATTTACAATAGGATTTAGGAGTATTGATGATCATGCCATACCAAAGATTGCAGAATCGGCTCTAACTAATACAACTATAGTATATAACCCAAACACTATGTCTTTCTTTAAGAGTGGTAATCGACCAGTTGAAGTAGCAATGACACTATCATTCCAAGAGTTGATGCCACTAACACAAGAGAACATAGCACAGGGAGGTTTTTAATGGCGTACTTTAGCAATTTTGCACAGATAGAATATGATTTTGACGGCAGTGGTACTAATAGAACTATTAAAAACCTTTCACAATATTCTACAATTTTATCTAAAAATTTAGATGATGCATCCTTTTATTCGTATTATAATATTCAAGACGGCGAACGCCCGGATAACGTATCACAAAAACTATATGGTACAGCCGAATACTATTGGATATTTTTTATTATTAACGATGGTCTTCAAAATTATTGGCGTGATTGGCCTAAAGATTCTACATCTTTGCGCGATTATGTAGAACAAAAATTCATAGGCTTAGCTGCAATATTCGAATCAGATATTGACTCATTCAGTAAGTTTGTTGTTGGCGGTACAGTAAGTGGTTCTCTATCAAATGCAACTGGAACAGTTAAAGCAATATTTCCAACGCTATGCTATATTCAAATAGAACAAGATAAAACATCACCTGCTAATTTTAGAACAGCTGGAGAATCAATTACGCTTACAGCTTCTAATAGTACATTAGCTGCTGATATTGCAAGGGTAGGTAATACCATTGCATGTACTTCTATTGTTAAAGCTGCTTATGGTCCTGACCATCATATAGATGATGGTACATTAGAGCGAACTCGTAAGCGTACAGCAGGTACAAGTCCCGTTACCCATTATGAACAAGAAAACAATAATAATATTTCACGTTCAAGAATTAAAGTTATTAAGCCGGAGCATATCGGTAAAGTAGTATCAGCTTTTGAAAAAGCAATGAGAGAAGCCTAATGGCATTAACGCGAGAACAAAAAGGTCTATTTGGAGGCTATAGCACTGAGTCCGGTGATATTCGAGACTCTATGCAAAAGGCATATCGTGACTTAGAAGTACATATTATTACTAGGACTGATAGAGTAGATATCAGTGGTCTTGTCATAGCGATAGAGCTTTTTGAAGATTTGTATACTCCTTTTATAGTTGGAACATTAACATTTGCAGATAACTCTGCCTTAACGACTAGACTTCCAATTATTGGTCAAGAAGAAGTTTACATAAAATTTATTAGAGCCGGTGTAGAAGTAGAAAAAACTTTCTCATGTACTCAGGCTGGTAATATTTCTAAAAAACTTGGTGAAGCCGCAGGTGTAGAAATGCGATTGATGTCTACAAAAACATTGACTAATTCTGTTTCAATGTTTTCTAAATCTTACTCAGGTTTAGCTTCTGATATTATACAGAAAATTCATACTAATTTCTTTGATGAATCTATCGATATACAGACACCTTCCTCATCAGCGCATAATATAGTATTCCCCTTTGGAAAACCATATTCTGCAATAAATAGTTTATTAAATACAACGTTTGGTGATGACGGAACTCCATACTATTTATTTGAAAATTTATTTGACGACGGACCAGTATTAAAATCTTTAGGTAAAATTCTTACTGAGGAAACAGACGAAGAGTTATTTGAATTAAAAAAGCATTTAAATTATAGTAAGGATGTTGATACTGGCCAGGGATCTAGACTTAGCCCTGAGACTATTGGTGCTTTATATAATTATGATATAGTATCAGTGTCGGACACCGGTACCTTATTATCTAGAGGTGCTCTGCTTAACAATGTAATAAGAATAAACACCGCTAATAAAGATTACAGCGAGAATAATTTTTATTATGCAGATCATGCAGATACATTTTCACAACTAGATCCATTTAAAAAATACGAAGTAAATGAAACAAGGTTAGAATCTGGATTATTAAAACCATCACTATCAGTAGAATTTCACAATCCTCTTGCATTTGAAACAGAAGGTGTTACAGAAATAAACACTCAATTAGACACATTAGCAAAAACTAAGAGAAAATCTTTTGATTATCGTATAAGTGCTATGACTAGAATTTCGGCTGTAGCAGACTCTCATCCTGAAAAACTTAAGGTTGGAAAATGTGTTAATATGAAAATATTAGCAAATGCTCCTCCACTAGAAGGTGAAGATCTAGAAGATGAATTAAACTCAGGCAGACATGTTATAACAGCCTTAGGTCACTACTTAAGAAATGGTGAATACATCGTTGAAATGGAATTAGCGCGTGAGGGATTATCGAGGCCGTCATCAATAGGACCTCAAGCCTTGAAAGGTACAGGACCACAATAATGTTATATTTTGGAATAGTAGAAGATCGAAACGATCCAAAGCAAATGGGAAGGGTACGCGTTCGTATCTTTGGGATGCATAGCGCAGATAAAATTAATGATATTCCTACAGCTGATTTGCCATGGTCTCCAGTGATGAATCCAACTACTTCACCTGGAACTTCAGGTTTAGGTGAAGCACCTTTCCTTGTTCCCGGCTCTTGGGTAATAGTTCAATTTATGGATAGAGAACAGCAATCACTAATAGTAATGGGTACAGTACATGGATTTCCTAATAATAAACCCAACTCTGAGAATGGATTTGCTGATCCTACTGGCACATTTCCAAGACGGATTGATGAGTCAGATGTAGCCAGACGTGCACGTGGAACAAATGAATTACTAAAACAGCCTATAGGATCCGAACCAGTTGATCCGTATAATGCAAAGTATCCATATAACCATGTATTCCATTCGGAATCAGGCCATATGATAGAGATGGATGACACTCCCGGGCACGAGCGGGTACAGGTGTACCACCGTACAGGAGCCTTTATTGAGATACATCCTGATGGTTCAATGGTTGTCCACTCTGGAGCACACTATAATTCATCACAAAAACTTGAGATTAATGTAACTGATAACGCTTCTATTAATGTAGGTGGTAATTTAAATGCTTTAGTTGAAGGCACTACTACGCTATCATCGTTCGGTAATATCACAGCAGAAACAAAAGCTAATATGTACACTACTGTTGAAGGTAATTTATATACAAAAACGTTTGGTAATTCGTTTCATGATTCACAGGGCAATATTAATGTTAAGACAGATGGCATATTAGATATTCATAGTTCAGGTAATATTAAAATGTCTTCTAAAGGAGATATTGATATAGCAGCCACAGGTACATTTAAAGTATCTTCTATTGGTGCTATGGATCTTGTAGGTTCTACAATTGATCTTAATAAATCAGGAGCTTCTGCAACACCCGCATCATTCATTGATTATACTGATGATGAGACCGCTACATTTAAGCCAGATATTTCTGAGAATAACGATAACGATGTGCAGCTTGTAACACCATTGCATTCAGTGGTTGAACCAGATGGTTCGACTTCATATTCAAGACAGACTGCGAGCGGTGTTACTGTGCCACGTAAAGATCAATCATCTTCAGCAGTAACATCTACAGTCACACCTCCTGCCAATATTAATTCGGCAACAGATAATATTCCTATTACTACAACGGCAGGTAGTGTAACATATCAAAATGCTGCGGCTACACGTCGATTATCATTGGTATCGCAACTAGAACAAATATTAGTATCTGCTGCTAATGCCACAGGATTAGACGTTGTAATTTTCTCAGGTGGCCAAGACTCAACAACAGGAACTGTTGGCTCACACCGACACGATGATGGTTACGCCGCTGACATTTGGTTATATAAAAATGGTAATCGGCTATCAATGGTTAATAATGTGGCCGACGCTTCTGCTTTTGCTTCGGCTGCTAAAGCTGCAGGTGCACTTTCAATTGGTGCTGGTTCAGGTTATATGGGTGGAGTTGGTATGCACGTGGATATTTCTCCAGGTAATACAGTTGCATTAGCATCCGCTAAATATTGGGGTTCAGGTGGTAGATCTGCTAATGCTCCATCATGGTTAAGAGGGATTATGGCATAGATGCTTTTACAGGTCACACAAAATGCTAAAGAATATCTTAAGAATGTAGGTAAACCAAATGTGTCTCTTGCTGTTAAAGGCGGGGGATGCTCTGGGTTTCAATATGAATGGGGAGTAACCGATAAAGAACCAACGGTAGAGAATCTTTGGTTAGATCCTATGGCCGAGATGTTTGTATTTGGTTGCACTGTTGATTATGTAGAAGAACTAGGAGGTTCATACCTCAAAGTGTTAAATCCTAACGCAGTTGCTCAATGTGGATGCGGGGAAAGTTTCGGAGTATAATATGCCTAAAGCATGTAGAACAACAGATGCTGTATCAGTACACGAATGTGGAGTAGTTCCTACTGCGGATAGCGCATCAGCTGATGTTTTTATTGAAAGCCTGGCTGCTCATAGGGTAACTGATACGAATAGTTCACACCCGGCTGTACCAGCACCATCTTGTGCTGAACATGTAACTACACTATCTTCTGGTTCTCCAGATGTATTTGTAAATGGTTTAGCATTAGCTAGAATTGGAGATGCGTATGGATGTGGGATCACATTAACTTCAGGGGCGAGCACAGTCTCCGCTAATTAAGGTATAAATAGAAGTATGACAACAGCAATTTCAAATATTAGAGCTCGTACAAAACCGTACTCAGACTTTGATTTCCCTTTTAAGAAGCATCCTGTAACAGGTGATATTCCTATTAAGCGTGACGTCGAAGCTGTTAAACAGTCAGTGCGTAACATATTGCTAACAAGGCGTGGAGAGAAGTTTTTCGATCCAGACTTTGGTGGTTCTTTAACAGAATTTCTATTTGAAAACTTTGATCCAGTGATTGAAGCTGAAATGGAAATGCGTATTATTAATACTCTTAGAAATTATGAACCTAGAGTGCGGGTGTTAAATATAGAGATTACTGCTCTATCAGATAGAAACGCATTAAACCTTGTTTTAGAAGTACAGATTTTGTCACCAGAAAACACAACAGTAAACATAGAATTCATCATTGAGAGGCTAAGATAAATGTCAGACAGTAACCGCCTTAAGGTTTCAGAGATGGATTTCGATACCATCAAAGCAGACTTAAAATCATTCATGAAACAGCAAACAACCTTCGAAGATTATAATTTTGAAGGTTCAGCATTAAGTTCTATGCTTGATGTTATGTCTTATGTAACACACTATAATGCAATTAACGCTAACTTTGCTATTAATGAAACATTCTTAGATTCATCTAGATTACGACCTTCAGTTGTATCGCATGCTAAAATGCTTGGATATACCCCTCGTTCTTCTTATCCAGCCGTTGCTTATCTTACTATTGAAGTAAATAATCCATCAGGTGTATTAGCAGAAGACGGATCATACTTACCATTGACACTAACTAGAGGTACGGTATTTACATCTACTATTGACGGCGTATCATATAAATTTGTTAATGATCGGACTGTAACAACTACAATTGACTCTGCCGGAAAGTATATCTTTACAAATATTAAATTTTTACAAGGTTCTTACAAGAGCACAGAATACGTCTATGATTCTGCTTCAGCAGAATCTTATGTAATACCATTTGATAATGCAGTTACATCGGAACTTATAGTAAAAATAAAAGCTTCTGACTCAAATGACGCAACTGAAACTTTTTCTTCTGCTGTCAATGTGACCGCTGTTACATCAACGTCAGCGGTGTACTTTCTCGAAGAAAGCCGTACAGGTTTATTTGAGGTTAAGTTCGGTGATGGTGTACTTGGTAAGAAACTAGATAATGGTAATATCATTCAATTAGAAACATTGGTAACAAATAATGATGCAGCCAATGGCGCAGCAGTATTTGCTTTATCTGGTGCAATTCAGGGCAATACTAACGTTACTATTACTGTTGTTACAAAAGCAGCTGGTGGTTCTGTTAAGGAAGATCTAGAATCAATTAAGTTTAATGCACCACTGTCGTTTGTTTCTCAGAATCGAGCAGTTACTCCTGATGACTATAAAACAATTATTCAGAATAACTATGCTAATATTGATGCTATTGCAGTATGGGGTGGCGAAGATAACGATCCACCTGATTATGGAAGAGTTTATATTTCTATTAAACCTAAAGATTCAGAAGTATTAAGCGCAGCAGATAAAACATTAATTATTTCTCAGTACCTAAAACCAAAAAATGTTGTTTCTATCACGCCTGCTATTGTAGATCCTCAGTACACATATATTTATTTAGATGTATTTTTTAAATACAACCCTAACGTTACTGCACTTTCTAGTGATGCCGTTGCTGCTCTTATACGAGAAACAATTCGAACATATAATACAGACCAGCTAAAAAGATTTGATGGTGTATTCCGTTACTCAAACTTGACTAGTAAAATTGACGATACTAGTATAGCCGTATTAAACGCTGTTACTCGTGTTAAAATGAAGAAGCGCATTGTGCCTGTATCAACAGCAGAAACTAAGTATGACGTGACATATTCTTCTCCGATATATAATACAAATTCTAGTACACAGATTATAACATCAACTGAGTTTGTACATAACGGTAATACCGGCTGTAAACTTCGGGATCGTGTTGATTCTGCGGGTGCTCGAAGGATTCAAATCGTAAAGGGTTCTGGAACTACTGAAGTAATCGTTGAAAATAATGCAGGTACTATTGAGCCTACAACAGGTAAGATATCATTTACTGCAACTATCGATTCTTTTACTGGAACATATATTGAAGTTACCGCTGATCCAGACTCAAATGATTTAGCGCCAAAACGAAACGAATTACTAACAATACTTGTTGATGAATGCACAATTACGGGTGAAGTTGATACAATGATTACTGGTGGTACCTCAGCGGGTGTTGAGTATACTACGACATCAAGGCATGAATAATGGAATCGCATCCAATAAATAATCAGACGCACCAAGTCGATATATCCTCGTTGATTTCGGATTTAGTTCCGGAGCATATCAATCAGTCATATCCTGACTTTATAGAATTTCTTGAGCTATTTAATAAGTATATAGTATCTGAGAATCGTGCTGCTCACTATGTGAATCGTATCGCTGACCAACGAGATATCGATCTTGTTGAAGAACAGTTTCTTACGAATTTACAACAAGAGCTTGGTATATCAGTGCCACGTACATTTGCTGCTGATCCTAGATTATTTTATACAAAACTTGTTCAGTTTTATCAATCGCGTGGTACTCCGGATTCTATTACATCATTCTTTAAC